AGCGTATCAATTGAAGCGACTTGCAAACGCTGGCTAAATTGCGTCTGTTCGCCACTCATAATAACGCCATGATCTAGAACAGGTTCTTCCATGAATGATTGGCTCGCATTCTCAACCAATCCTCGCCGATGGACAGCAAACAAAACTCTACCAGTGTTTCCAGATTTAACTTCAGATGATAATTTCAAATTGATAATATGCTTTGCCATGCGAGTCTTGCCCGCGCCTGGTGGAGCTGTCATTATCACACGACGATTACGCACCAAAGCGGATCGCACATTATCTACGTGATCCTGCTGGTATTCTCGCAGGCTTACCATGACCGCAATCCTTCCCAAATCTTGTCAGCCCATTCAATGCAATACTGCTTAGACTCACTCGATTTTGCTTCAGACAAATCGCCGATTACACGCATTAAGGATTCACACGTTGCAACCGCTTTTCTTTGAATTGGTTTCCAATCAACTGGCCCACAGTCGATATCACCAGGTTCAATCTCTGATTCGTCAACTTCAACATACTCAAATTCAGGCTCAACAATCTCAGCCGCAATGGTTTTAATCTTCTTTGCTGTTGGTTGCTCGCCTGTTTCCTCGCATTCCTTAGTTACCGCTTCCCATACTTGAGGTATTTTTTCCGGTTCCAGCTTTGCGAGTTCCCGATATTGGTTTTCAGACGTTGGTTTTTGTAAACTACAGTTTACATTTTCGCCGATCTGCTGCTCAACAATGACGGCATTAATTAACTGATGAGCCCATTGTCTAGAATGACCCCATTTTTCAGAAACATACTTTTCAAATGTTTGGTGGCCCTCTCGATACAGTTTCAAGTCTCGTACTTCTTTTAACGCCAAACCAACCTGCGAAAAGGTTTGCAAGCCGTTTTTTATCTGTGTCTCTAGCCGCTGCAAATCGCTTCGTTCTGTTGTTGTTAATTCGTTCATTAGAATGGTGCCTCGCCTGGTGCTTCTGATGCTGTGTCAGTCTTGCCAGATACGTTGATATCACGAACTGTCAAACTTAAAAACGCCCTGCCTTTAAAGTAGTCTGGACTCGAACCGTTTAGGTAACATTCAGCCGTTAACTCATCGCCAATATTTGCCTCTGTCTCAAGATGATCGCTGATTAGATCAATTGGCAATAGGTTGTTAAATTTGTCGTCAGTCTCAATAACTAATGTTCGCTTCTGGAATCCTTTTGATCCGAAAGTCTGGACTCCGCTATCGTGATGAATTCTTCCCTTGATTTCGATAATGCTTGACATTCTTCAATTTCCTTTTTTGCTAGTTTGAGCTTGTTTAAAATAGTGCTAAATCGTTTTAATACCCAGCTATTACGAAGCTGTGATATATAATCTTTGCTAGGATTATTCGCTCGCTGTATTTCAGATTGTAAATAATAGATAGCATCGTTTAATCGTTTCATGCTAACCCCACTATATCCCCAGTCGCTTAATACAACTTCGGTAATACTCGCGCCTGACTGCGTAATTCCACTTTGTAAGCTCTAGTTTTTCTTTCTGGACTTCTTCTAAAAACTCTACAGATTCAATGCCGACTCGATCTATCAACCCTTTTCTGTATCCAATCGGATTGCCTGAAAGATGGCGATTGCAATGCTTACATTGAGCCCACACATTAAGCCTCGAAAATGCCGTTATGGTTTTTGATCGGCTAATATAATGCCCACCGTCCATCTCTAGCACGTTTTCAAGTTTTCCGCATGAGATACAAAACGCATGGTCTAGGCTTGCATTACCATGTTCTAGCCCGCACTCAAGACGTCGCAATTTTTGGAACTCCTTTAATGCGTCATTTTTACAATTGCCAATCGTCAATGACTTGTATCTCTCATAGGTCTTATTGAGCTGATTTGCTCGCTTCTGTTCTTCCGACAATGCCATTATTGCACCGCCTTAACAACTAACCCACCAACCGATTCACCTTTAAATTTTACGCTTGGATCGGCGTGTAAAGCGATAGATTTACCGACCCATTTTGCAACATCCCTTCCCAGAATTTCACCAAGTCGCTTTAGCTTTCCTAGTGATAGCCAAAGCTGCTTTTCTGTCTTTTCAAATTTCAGGAAATAGACGTTCTTTTCAGTCTTGCCGAATGACGTTTTTGCACTCGCTTTATGCGTTACTTTTTCAATCTTGACTGTGTATGTTTTGCCTGGCTCAAAATCAATATAACTAAGGTATTCCGCCTCAGCTCTGGCCGATCTAATCATATCGATATAGTTAATCTCACTCACACGTCACCCCGCTAAAATCAAAACCAAACACTTCACGAAACTTTACTTTTTTCGTTATCTCGTCAACCGATTCCAGGAACTTCGGCATAGCTTCTGCCATTGCGTTTTGCCATTTTAAATCAGGATAAACCCGAAATTGAAACGGTTCTATTTGTGGATGCCATGCGAAGAAGTCACACCATTCAAGGCCTGAAATCCATAACTGACCTTGCACCTGTGATCGATAAGCCGATGGTAGATTGCCGTCTAAATGATAGCCGATTAAAGTCTCGGCATTTGGGCATTTAATTTCTAATAACCCATCATCGCCAACTAATCCATCTGGCGACATACCAAATTTATCATCTTGATTCATCATGCAAAAACCAGCCTCAACCACATCAACGCTGTTTAGCTCTGCGTATTCCTGTCGTGCCAACGGTTCACGTTCTATTCCTGTTTCCATTTCAAAGCTAGGCAATCGACCAATAGATTCAACCCCTTGACGTTCTGCCGCTAATTCAATTGCGTATTTCTTTGATGAAGCAGACAGCTTTAAAGTTGCTGGTGTCAGTATTTCACCAAACCGGCTTGCTGTAGCTCGCCCTTTACGCTCTGCTTCCCATTGTTCGCTACCTTGTGGATGTCTTGATATAATCATTCAATCGCCTCCTTAATCTTTCTGTGGTCTTCCCGTTCTGCTTCAATCGCTCGCTGTTCATATTCATAATCACCAGCTTTACGATTGCAAAAACGCTCTAATGCTTCCCAGTCGCCACCATCCAAAGACATTTGATTTAAAATATCAATAGCTAATGTTGCTGATGGTAATTCTGATCGCCTAACCATTCCCATTATTAGGTGCATCTTAGATGCTGTTGTCAATTTCTCGCTAAGTTCTAAAAACTCAATGACTATTCCGGTTTCGTCCATATCTAATATCCATTTGAAGATAAGTTAAAAAGCCGATGCTGATTGAACAGCTTGAATCGGGTTAGGATTCTCGGCTCGTAATAGTTCCCTATCACATTACTTCTAGCTACGTTGCTAGAAAGCGGTGGGCAGGATTCGAACCTGCAATTGTCGTCAACTCAATCTGACGCTCTCGCTCTCGCTCGTGTCTACCATTCCACCACCACCGCTAGTTATTCAGTTTTTCTAAATGCAATCCTTATTAAAAATGATCTGATAAAACTCAACCCAAAAAACAATACCGTAGAGACTGTTGCGAAAGACGCTGAAACATCAAACAACACCAGAACAGCAACCCAATTAATCACCGCACCTATTAGCATGTTGGTGAGTGATTCAGTGATGTCTCGTTTAACCATTTCGGGACCACTTCTTTCTTTTTAAACTTTAACTCACTTTCAATCTGAATAGCTTTCCCCATATGTTTTACCAATGACTCAAACATGTTCTCGCATTGCAACGATTTACGCTCTAGGTTCTTAATTACCCCGATCTCGCCCTCGTTTACAATTAGACTGACATTGACTGGACGTTTTTGCCCAAACCGCCAACACCTTCTAACGGCTTGATAATGACTCTCAAATGAATGAGAAGGAAAGCTGATTACATTGTTGCAATGCTGCCAATTTAAACCCCATGCACCTATTTTTGGCTTTGTTATAAGTCGCTTGACTTCACCATTAGAGAATGCGATTAGCGACTCTTCTTTTTGCTCATCGCTCATTCCGCCTTTGACCTGAATAGAGTCTTTTATCACCTTTTCTAATATGTCGCCTTCGTCATTTAGTTCGCACCAGATTACTGAGTAATCATCTTTGCTATGTGCTATTTCGGCAGCCTTGTCACATCGCTCAACGATGCTATTACGCCTTTCCTGCCTTTGTTCGTTAAGGTTAGTGGCTGGCAATGCAAACAACATTCCATCTCTAGTTTTTTCAGTCTTAACGACATACTCCGTTTGAGTAAGATCTGGCAACTGAAACCCTTTATCGTCAAACCCTAAATCTGAAGGACGTTTGCACGATCTAGACCAACCGCAAACCCATCTCCAAAAAGGCTCCTCGGCATGTCCTTTAAATCTGTATTTAGTCCTGCCCCATCCCCTAAAATCCTTGCTGGTTTCCTGTTTAAAAAATGCTGTTAGCATGTCACGAAAACCAAGGTATCCAAGAGCCTCAGAACTCGTACCTAGTTCCCAATAATCATTAGGTGCAGCCGTTGCAGTGCAAAGCAATCTGTATTTTAATGTTCTGCAAAACTCGGTAACAACTTCTTTACGTTCACCTTTAAAGTTTTTGATAGCTGAAGACTCATCGCAAACTATTCCTCCAAAATCACTCGGATTAAACTTATGTAACTGTTCGTAGTTGGTTACATATATTTTTTTTTCTGTTGGCGACCTTCCATCCCTATTACGCTCTGCCGATATTCCGAACTTCTCAGCCTCTAGAACAGTCTGAGCTCCTACGGCCAATGGGGTAACCAAGATTACTGGCTTGTTGGTATGTCTTACGACGTTCTCCGCAAAAGTTAATTGCTGAACCGTTTTACCTAAACCGCAATCCTCGAACAAAGCAGCTCGGCCATTCCTTACCGCCCATTCAACCAACATCTTTTGAAAATCAAATAAACAATCTGGCATGAAAACAGGCTCGAAACCTTGTTCTTTATTTCTCTTAGTCTTATCCGATAGGAATTTTTTGTACTTTGGATTCATCCAAACATTCCTCCTTGAGTTTCAGAAACTTTCAATGCTGTCGGTACATTCTTTTTGGCCTGATTAAAATACGACTCTTTTAATTCACAACCTATGCCCCTTCTTCCCATAGCAACAGCTCCATAAACTTCTGAACCAACCCCCATAAACGGCGTTGCAACATTCTCCCCAGGATTAGTCCAAAGCGTGCAACAACGATCAATAACATCAAGTTGTAACGGGTGCATATGTCGCTCGTCTTTTTCGTCCTTACCTTCTTTAAACGGCAAAGTCCTTTCAAGCCTGATATCGTCCCAAAAACATGAAGCATATTGACGCCAAATCCAATGTGAGTATCTGTTTTTTATCTGATTGCCCTCGTATCCTTTCAAATGACGTACTTCAGACGGGACTTCCCTTGATCCTGCATACTCATGCAATCCTGTAGGATGTGTAACTGGTATAGGGTTTTCACCCTTCTTTCGAAACGGTATTAAATAATCACCACCAGCAACGTTATTAAGCGTGCTGTCTTCTGTTATCTGGCGGTGAGTAAGTGCTTTCGCCATTGTTCTAGTCCGAACCGCTAACGGTTCTTTCCAGATACATATTCTCGGCAACATCTCGAATCCCATTTTTTGATGTAGCCTGATAATATCTCCAGGAAAGTCAGTATATCCGCCAATGTTTGCCCCTTTCTTTGGAACGTCCATGCAATGGACTGCACTTATCCTACCTGGAAGTAAAAGTCTACTGGTTTGCTCGACAATGTACCCGTAGTGTTCAAAAAATTCATCGTAGCTTCGAGCATTTGTTAAATCCCTATCGCTTGAACTATAGTTGTAAAGTGCTCCTCCTCCTTCTGTTGCAAATGGTGGTGAGTAAATCCACATATGAATAGATTCGTCTGGCAGACTTTCAAAAACTTCTGCACTGTCGCCATGATAAAGAGCGTAGTTATCCGTAATTACTTGATTGCTAATCATTTTATTCCCGTTCGCTTTCTGATATTAAATCATCCATTTCTTCATCTATGTCGTGTTGAAGGTCTTCTAGATAAGAGTCATCTTCAATCATGCTTCACCCCGTTCTATCGGCTGCTCAATCAGTTCCATATCAATCAAATCATCTGGCGTCAAATCATCACGCTCAACAACATTTCGGCTTGTGTAAATATCAACAGCCAATAGGAATAGAAAACCAGCCATTGCAAAAATTAGATAGTTCATAACTCAACATCTCCAACTGCACGATAACGAATGACTTTACCGCCTATGTTATTGGCCATTTTGATAGACTCTTTTTCTTTATCACAATAAACGTAAAAGTCTCCGTTAGGCCAAAGAACTTCGAACACCTCTTGGACTGGTGGTATTAGGTCGTAGCCAGATACAACACCTGTCAGATAAGTACCGTCCTCGTGATGACATTCAACAACTTTACAGTTATCAAAGTGCTTCGCTACAACTGGTTCATTATCAAACCCATCTATAGAGAGAACCAAAGCATCCCATCCGCCGCGAGTTTTGTAAGTCTCGCCAACCTTAAACAAAGTATTCATTTCGCCACCTCTTTCTTTAGCTCGCACCTGAGCACTTTGATCTCCTTTGGTGCGTCAATTGCTATCATGGCCCGCCCACCCTTAATCTTGGAAATTGTAATTTTGATATTGTCACCTATGGTCAGTGACTGAGACTTTTTCCGTGTTAAGACTAACATTCCCGTTACTCCATAAAAAAACCGCTTGGCACTGTCACACGCCAAACGGTCAAACCAAGTTAAGGTTTTTGGATTGTATTTGTGACAGTTTATAAAAAGCAATCGAATCCGTCCGAATCCCTTGCAGCTCAGACTCCGTTAAGTTTCCGTCGCTGCGTTGCTTTGATGTTCTAAAGTTATCGACCGCCAAAAACATTTGCAATAGCAAATCTAGCATTTTTCCAAAGTTTTTTCTGATGGCCGATTTTGTCAACTGTAGTTTACATTTTAACACAATCTTAACATTCAGAATGATTGCAGATTTGCTGTTTAAAATAAAACCACTAGACTTTATTCTGTTCTTTGGTATCTTTGGAAGTGCCAGACCAAGCAAACGGAACACTTGCAGCAATGCAATAAAACCCGCTAGGTCTGGCAGATTTAAGCGGGTTTTTTTAT